CCAATGACGATAAGAACTTTCAATATATATTGAAAATTATAATTGGTAATCCAGAAACACAACGAAAGTCTATATGTCAAAAATATACACTTGTTAAACTACCATTCGCTGATGATACACAATACGAAGCCTTGGCAAACTATAAAGAGTACAATCATGAAGAAATTCTGATTGCTTTACAAGATAAAAATTGGTGTTCAAATATTTTTGGATAAAACCATTTGAATTTTATTAAATCTTTTGATATTTATATAAAAATCTTGTGAGTGAACACTCACTTCTTAACATAAAAACCTATGGCAACAACTAACTTACCGCATTTTAAACTAACAGTTGGCGAATCTGAAGACGATATTGCTAACATTTATCAAACATCTTTGGTTAAAAACCCTGCAACAGAACGCTTATGGTCTGTATTTTCTTCTGATGTTCAAACAAAATCAAAAGAGGTTCAGAAAAATCTTATGGTTTTTAAATCAGACAGCAAAGATTGGGAACGCTTAGTTTCTGGTGTATGGTTTATGCCCGACACACCATATTATAGACGTGATGAAAGTGGATTTGAGTTCACTGTTTCAATGGACAAAGATGAATTAAAAAAAGCATTGAAGAACCACTTGAAAATGAACGCTTCAAACTACCACAATGTGGAACATACTGATGCCTTATCTGTATGGGGTTTAGTAGCAATCGAACACTGGATAATTGAAAGTGCTGACACTAAATCGCCTGTAATGGGTTATTCTTTAATGGATTTAGGTTATTCTGCTGATGAAATCCCATTGGGAACAGTTATGAAAACTTTATATATTCGTGACCGAGATATGTTCGACAATATGATTAAGCCCGATGCAAATGGGGATGCACAACTTAAAGGGTTTTCAATCGAAGGATTATTTGATGTCGAAAGAATTACAACATTAATGAAACAACAAAAACAAACAATAGATAAAATGAAAGAAGTATTTAGCAAACTTGGGTTAGACCAAGAAAGTGGCACAATCGTCACAAACGAAGGTAAAAAACTAACACTATCTACACAAGAAATCTCTTATGATGGTAAAGCCGTTATAGATGGAGAGTTCAAAACTGCACAAGGATTTTGTGTGGTTGTTAAAGACAGCAAAGTAGTTGACTTTGGATTTGAAAATGAAGTTCCTGCGGTAGCAGAAGTAGCAACAGAACCAGTGGTAACAACAGAAGTTCCAAAAGAATCAGAAGTAGTTGCAGAAAAATCAACAGATGTTGTTGTAGAACCTGTGGTTACCACTGAAACGGATGTACAAAAAGAATTGGATAAAGCTAAAGCAGAATCTGAAACTTTGAAAGCCGAAATCGCAACATTAACTGATACGTTGAAAGCAGAAATCGCAGCATTGAAAGCAGAAAAAGAAGAAGCATTGAAAGCTACGCCAATTCCGCAAGCAACTGTTGATAAAGATGGAAAACCTTCTGATTTTTCAAACGAAAGATACAATGTTACAAAGGTTGGTGGTCAAACTTTTTATGTTCCAAAAAGAAAGTAACACATTTTCAATTGCATATTAACAAAATCTAATTATATTTATTTTTAAATAACACATCCAAAGATATATAAAAAGTCTTTGGAAATTATAAACAAACAAAAACTTAAAACTATAAAAAATTTATGGCATTAAATATTCAAAACAACAACTACGCAGGTATGTTGGCTAAAGGAATTTCAAGTCTTATCACTGTGGGTTCACGTGACATGGGCTTATTCCACGTAAAACCTACGAATGGTTCAAAAGCAAGATTCGCTTACACATCTACTGATGTAGTTGTACAAGAATTAGATGGTCTTTGTTCATTCCAAGATTTGGGTGGAAGAGATTTGGATTTTATCAATTTGGTACTTTCAGAATTGGGAAGTCAACAAGCGGTATGTAAATCAGAATTGTTTTCTACCGATTATGCACTTGGATTGGGTGGTTATTTGAACCAACAAGTTGAACCAGAGTTGCTTAACGAATGGGCTATGCAAACTGTTGATGGTTTCAGTTCTAAAATTGAAGAATTACGTTGGTCTGGTGATGCGAATCTTACTGGTACAACTGGTATTTTCGATGGTATAATTGTTCAAATCAAAGATGTAGGTGCATACAGCACAGGTAACACTTGTGGTTATCAACAAGTTGCTTCAACTGCAATCACTTCTTCTAACGCTATTGACCGTATCAAAGCTGTTATCTTGGCTCTTCCAGAAGAAGTTCGTGGACACAAAGATTTCAAAGTTATTCTTGCTCCTGCTGTTGCATCTGCTTTGGAAAGTCAAATTATGACAACTGCATTGTCAATGCACTCATTGCCTTTGCCAACAAGAGGAACAGGAGATGGTCTTTTCATGGCTAACTTCTACGGATACCGTTTGTATGTTGTAAATGGTTTGAAATCTGCACAAGTTCCTGCTAACAACAACATTGTTTTGGCTGGTATTTTTGCTGACACAAAAGAAGGTGTATTGAAATTGGGTGTGTTGAAACCATCTGACGAAAGAGACATTCTTATCATGGACATCGGTGATTACAAAGATTCTGTTGGTATGAGAATTGGAACTGCACTTGCTGTTGGAGTTATCCCATGCTTGAGCCAAGTTGCAATGAACGCTTAGTCGAATCATTTATAAAAAGCATAAAAATCAAAAGACTTTTCAGAAAATCGAAAGATGTTTTGGAAAGTCTTTTGAAAAAACAAACAAATATAAACTAAACTATAAAAAATATGGCAACTTGCTGTTCTCCTTTAACGGGAAATATTAACAAAGTTTGTGGAGCTAAAAAAGGTGGTTTGATTGACGTTCTTTACGCAGCAAATTACTGTGATGTTAGTGGCACAACTCTTGCAAGTGGTGAAGTTATTGCTATTGACATGGCAACAAACCCAATCACTTCAAATCCTTACTTCTTCTACCAATTGGGTGTAAAGAAAAATACTGCTGGTTTTGCAAACGAAGCGCAAATCGGAGACAATAACAAATTCTGGAATCAAACTGTATCTTTCACTATTGAAGGATTCGATACTGATACCAAGCAAGCGTTTGACAGCATGATTGATGGTGAAGCTATCTTCATCGCAAAAGATAACGCAGGTCAATATCACATGCTTGGACGTGTTTCGGGTGCAATGATGACTGCTGGTACAATTGGTACAGGAACTGCTTCAACTGACCTTTATGGTGGTACTGCAACATTCCTTGCTGAAGAATTGGAAGTTACAAAAACATTGGCTGCTGGAACAACTTTCCAAGTGTTGAATGAAGACGGTGTAACTGTTGACACTATTACTGTTCCGTAGTAAATTTTAACAAACTCATTTTATAAAAATTTAATGGCATGTCCTACAAGGGGTATGCCATTTTTTTTTCTATACGTTTGCGATATTTATAAACAAAAGAACAACACAAAAATCAAAAGATTTTCAAATAATATCAAATGGCTTGTAATGAAATCAATGGATTAAATTCCATACTTTGCACAAAAACAATGTCGGGCATTAAACGTGCTTGGATAATTCCTTTTTCTCAAATAGGAGAATACACATATACAGATGATTACCTTCAACTTATTACAGGATACAGTGCTGTATCATTACCTGTAATGTATAGACCAAATGAAGCTAAGAGCGAATATAAAGGTGTATATAATCAAGGTAACTATCGTTTATATGACCACAGTTTGGTTTTATCGTTTCCAAAAATGGAAAAAGAAAAGAGAGAAGAACTACAAAGCCTTGAAGCTATGGAAGTTACAATCATTTTCAAAGATAGAAACGACCAATGTTGGATAATGGGACAAGATTTCCCTGCCAAATTAACTCAAGTGAATCAAGGAACTGGTGTTAAAAACGGTGAAAACTCATACGAGTTCACATTTACATCTTCTGAAAAACAACATCTTAGAGAGATAACTTGTCCATCAGAAGGATGTTTCTCTTCATTTTCTGTGAGCGAATTACGCAAAAGTGATTATCGTATCAAACATGCTTCAACTCTTGCTTGGGCTTATTTAGAATTGGGTGCAGACGACAGACAAACAAATTACACACCTATTCCACCTATTCAACCAACACTTTGGAACTCTGACCCTGTGGTGTACGCAAATGATTATGCACGTCTTTTGGCTTTATTTGAATCAATGGGAACTGTTGTATCATTTGACATTTATTATGTAGCACCCGATGATGTTCTTATGACTGTTTATTCAACTGATACTTCTTATAGTGCTTTCTTGGTTGACAATACAGCATACAATGGTCAAGTGACAATTGATTTGAATTTCACAACTGTTCTATCACCGCCAATTGCAAACAGTGGAACAACAATTCTTTTAACAGATAGCGCAGGAATTGTGTTTGATTTAGGTTATGGATTACCAGTAGGTATAACAGGTTATGATGGAACTACAAATAGTTTTACAGTTGATGTTACAACTTTGTATCCAACAGGAACAACGTTCACATTATCATTGTCAAATCAAGAATGTAGTGATGTTATTTATCAATATTTATACGAAGGTACAATTGGAACTTGTTATGCAACAAATGCTTTTGAGTTTTATAAGGGTAATTCGGTTAAGATTTCTGTACCAACAATTTCACATGATGGAGATACCCCAAGATTTCAAAATATTCATTTGACTTTAAATGGAAATGTCTTCAGTATGTATCAAGAATTTGAAGATTGGCATTCAGATTCATTACAATTCCAAACTGATTTTACAATCTTAATGGGGACAATTTTTTCAGATATAAATCCATCGAGTCTTGTGTTTACAGATTATGGAACTTATGTTGATATTAAATTTGTGACTCAAAGCATAGTGAATGATGATGCTAATCCATTTTTCAAACCATTTGTTAGAGGATATGAAACGCCTACGCCAACGACACTTGGTTGGACACAATCAAGAGCATTGAACCTTTTCACTTTTGCACCATATCCAAGTATTCTTACCGTCTCCGACACCTTTACCAATGAAGTTATTGGAGAAAATCTTGTGAATATAACATCAAATGATTTTACTTTAAGTCCATTGAACTCAACATCAAATGAATCTGTGGATAATCTTGGGATTGTTTGGGGATTCGATGGAACAATTCCTTACGATGAAGAAAGTTTATTAGTGACTGCCATTGATAGTGAAGAATGTTTGATTGGAGATTTGGAAACAACCTTTGAAAGATGTTATGAAAGTTTTACTTCCGAACAATTAACAAGTTTTGAAATTATAAATTTGGATTGTACAAGTGGTGATACAATTTTGGGCGCAGATTTTACTATTGAATATAACAATGGTTCATATCATTTTGATGTTATTTCTCTACCATTGGCTGTTACTCCTTCATCTAACATGCAATACTTAACAAAAGCATTGAATGACATCAAAGGAATGAATGTAATCTACATGGATTATAATCCTGTTACAAGAAAATATTTTATTCATCTTGAAATTGAAAACACATTTAGTCTTTTATCATTTACAGAAACAACAAATGGAAGAAGTTTTGATTTAGGCACTATAATCCCTATATATTTAAACAGTACAAACCGTGTAAATCCTTACGTTGAAATGGAATGGTCAAGTCTTCCAACGATTTTCCCAATTGCGCCAATGCCAAGTGTGGATATGATGTATGGTTTTTGGAACGATTTGGCTTCAAATTCAATAGCTGTTCGTTTTATTTGGGATTCAACAGGTGATACAATCACATTAGATAAATTGGCAATTGCAAGTACAGTCGAATCAAACTTTGTTGTATCATTACACGAGACATATCCAACTACTACAAATGCTGTTGCTGTTTATGAATTACCTTCTGGCGTTACAACTAATATAACTTTCACAGGTATTACAGCCGAGTTGATTGCGAGTGGTAGTAGTGTTGCTGATGTAAACTTCATGCTTTATACAAATTATCTTGGTTGGGGCTATGTTCAACCGTTAGATATGACAGCCGATGAAGATTATTTCTTCCAAGAATCAAATCGTTTACCTTTGATTTGGGGAACAATGGATTATTTGAAATACCTTGGAACAACTGGAACAACTGTTGCGCCTACAATTACATCTGTTGTGTGTACTGAAACTTGTTGTGATGACGGCTTTACTCCCGATAGTGAGAATACAATTTTAGGATTTGAAGACCAAGGTTCTAACACTTATAATATAACAATTGGTTGGTTGTCTGCGATTCCTTGTGATGTTGATTATATCCAAATGTCAATCACACCGTTTACAATTCCAAACCCATCGCCAGCAACGGTTACTTATAATCTTGGCGCATGTGTTGACGGTATTAGAACTTATGACCCATCAAACCTTGTAGAATTTGACGGTAATCCATCGGGCGAAACGTTCACTTTTAACTTTGGCTTCTATGATATTCTTGGGAACTTGTTGTACAACTTCTTTATAAACCAAATGATTCCATAGATTTTTAACTAAAATATCAAAAGATTTTCACATTGAAAGTCTTTTGATATTTATATGAAAGTCATTAGACTTTTTCCTTTAACAAAAACATAAAATAATAAAATAAACATGGCGTTAACTTCACAAATAACAGCAAGATATTTCACACCTATTGGAATGCTTGGACAAACATCTGGCTTCATAGATTTCACCGCAGCAGAACTTGCTGGAAATGGTAATATTCAAACTATCACAAGAACATTTGAATTTGAAGCAATCAATTTAAGCGGTGTAACCAATCCTAATGTGGGTATGGAACTCGTTGTAGATATTACTCAAATTTTAGCAGAAGATTATTTGGATACAGTTTTCACAGATGCAACTAAAACCTATGATGCTAAAATATATATCACAAATGTAAAACGATTGTCAACTCCTATCAGTGGTGTAACTGCTTTCAATAGCCGTAGCCCTTATGTAGATAGATATGACAATTTCTATGTTGATGTGAGAATGAATATAAGTGTATCATAATAACAAGAAAGAAAAACAAATAAAAAAACCAATAGACTTAAAATAAATGTCAGAAGATAAAAAAGAAAATAAACAAGTCCATGTATTCTCAAGATTGGGTGGAATGGGCTTACCAATAAGTGGAAATTATGCTTCTACGTTGTCAACAATTGGCGCACGATACATACCATATAGTGGTAATGGATTGGCAGTGCCATCTATGAACCGTTATCCACAATTGCTTGCAGAATTAGCAGCAAATACACCAACACATGGTGCAGCTTTACAAAGAAAAGGCAAATTAACTTATGGACAAGGTTTTGATTTTGAGAAACTTCCTAAATCACTTGTTAAATTTCTGTTAAATGTGAACAAGTTCAATGAATCAGCCAATGATATTTTATATAAAGTTGGTTTTGACTTAGTGTATTTCGGAGGAATTTCAATAAAAGTTCATTGGAATTATAACAAGACTATCCATTCAATTGAGCATGTGCCGTTCAAATATGTGCGTATTGGTATGCCTGTTGATGGCGAGATTGTCGAATATGTGGTTTCTAATGATTGGCAACAAAATATGTCCAGTGAATTGCGAAAAGAATACGTTATCAAACGTTTTAATCCAGATGCTATTGGAAAAGCTACTGTAATTGATGATAAGCCTGTTGCAGATGAAATCACATTGATGAATGCAACACAATTGGTTTATTATAAATGTTACAGCCCATCTGCTGATGATTATTACCCAGTTCCAGATTATGTTCAAGGGTTGGACTCTATTTTTACAGAGATGAATGTCGGTGTAACGATGAATAACCAAATATCTAATGGTATCAATGGTTCTTATATCATCAGCACTGACAATGATACAATCTTAGATGACGAAAGTAAACAAGAAATCATTGACATGTTGAACGCATTTAGTGCAGGTGCAGAGAATGCAGGTGGTCTTTTATTTTTACCTGCGAATGTGAAGGTTCAAAAATTGGAAGCATTACCTTTTGATATTTACAATAGTGTGAATGGTGAAACACGCCAAAGAATTATTACAAGTCATTTGATTCCTGCAATTCTTTTGGAGTTTAACTTCGGTGGCGGTTTCAATAATCGCTCCCAAGAAATGAAAACTGCTCTTGAACAATTTCAACAAACGATTATCGCAGGTTATCAACAACAAATTGTTAGAGTTTTTAATACGATTTTAGATTATGTGGTTAAAGAACCTTATGATTTACAAATAAAACCATTTGAATTAGTGTACAGTGATACAACTATAAATGTTGATAAAAATATAACAGTTAAAAAAGATGAAGTAGTGGATACAACTGCTGTATAACAGTCCACCGACAAATAAAAATCAAAAGAAATAAATAAAAATCATGGGAAATTCCAACGATGTAATAATCAATAAAACAAATCAAGTCCTTTTTATAACCGAATTGGACTTGAAAACATTTACACCATTAAGCGCAAACAAAGTTCAAACATCAATGGTAAATCATATTATGGTTTCACAAGATGTTCATATCAAGAAAATTCTTGGAACTGTTTTGTATGATAAACTGAAAGCTGAATGGGTGGATTGTAACTATAATGCAAATGCACTTCCTGCTGGCGATGGTGTCATTCCTCCAATAATTAGTGGGGATACTACCGATTATGCGGAATTATATCAACAAATCAGAATGCCTTTGATTTGGTGGTCATATTGTGTTGCATTGCCAAACATAGCAATCCGTGTCGAAGAATCGGGTGTTATGTTAAATAAAACAGACTATTCTGAAAGTAGTGGAATCGTAGGATTAAACAGGCTTGTTGACGAAGCTAAAATGGTTGCATCAAGCTACACACAAATATTAAAAGATTATATGTGTACGACATTTCCAACAGTAACGGATACTAAAAATGTTGGTACAAACCCATTGAGTATTTTTGTTGGTAGAAAGCCTTGGCATGGAAATCGTGGTTGTAGATGTGATTCTTGGTAAATAAAACTTTTTCGTATCATTCTTATATTTATATTAAAAACAAACAACACAACATGAAATCATTTTTAAATTATTTAACACAAACTTTTGGGTTTTCTGATTTTGCAGACTTTAGCCAATCATTTATCCACTTTAAGTTTTTATTGTTAACAATGCCAAGTGCGCTTATCATAGGTGGATTCTTCGAGAGAATGCTCGGCATTACCCAAGCAATGATAATTTCTTTTATAGTTTTAGCTATTTTAGAAATTGTAACTGGGTTGAGTGCAGCAAGAGCTAAGGGAATAAAATGGGAATCAAAAAAATTCTCAAGATTTGGTCTAAAGATTTTTGTTTGGCTTTGTCTAATGTTCGTTGCAAATTCTTTTGCGGTGGGTTATGCTGGAACGGTTGGTGTTCTTAATTATTTAGCAGGAAATATGTTCGCATACCTTCATGCAGTCCTTGTTACATACGTTTGTTTCGAGTATCTTATTTCAGTAATTGAAAATCTTAGCGTATTGACAGGACAATCTAACAACAAACTCATTGGATTTTTCAAAAGAAAATTCAATAGATTTTTAGGTGAATCTGAAGATGTTCAACCAAACACAAATGAAGACACAGAGAAATTGAACAAGTGATTTTTTGCACAATACACCTTTTTTCGGTATATTGTGCAAAAATAAACTCTTTTAAAACACAGTATGCGAATAAGAATCGGGGTGATTCACTTGCTTTGGGAGCAAGATTTGGTGGATTCGACCTCCACATTCGCAAAACTCATTTATATCTTTTTTTTAATCCAAAGACTTCTATTGAATGTCTTTGGATTTTTTTATTTCTTTTGGTTTTTGTGGCTTTCTATTTTTACAAGCTGGACAATGTACTTTATTATGAGTATGTGAATTGGGTATAATTGAAAAATATCCGTGTTCGCTACAAAAGGCTGTCATTGGTAATGTACTTTTAATAAAAGTGTCTTCACTATAAATGAAACGATTACCATAGATTGCTGTTGCTTTCACAAGAAATGAATCAAAAGCTCTCTTGCGGAGTGTTTCAGCCGAGCATTTTTGACATCCTTGACCTTTTGCGTGAACATATTTGTCAATTTTAAATACATCATGTATAGGGCAACCCACATGAATTATTCTTGATTCAAGATTTAAGTTCCATGAACAATAGTCGTATTTATCTTCGTGTTTTATAACACAACGATTCAATATTTTTTCATTAACTTTTCTGTAACGGCTTTTCTTCTTTTTCTCGAAGACAAATTCGTTAGGTTTTCTCTCGAACAATTGTGAATAATATTCATTCATTATCGCTTGTTGTTCTGGCTCGTATTCATCGTATTTATATCCGAATTTGCACATTGTTTATAGGTCGTAATCATTTATTTTTATGTAGTGTGTAACGTTTAGTAGCATTTCGTTTTCAGATTCGCATACAACACAATCTTCTTCTTTACTAAAATCAACATATCCAAGGATTTTCTCTTTATATCCATAAGACATTGGTTTGAAGTTAGCTGCAAGCACAGTCTCCTGTGGTAAGTTATTTAGGTCTATTGGTGTCCAGTTCATTTTTAGATATTTCTTTTAACATATTTTTTAAAGTCAATGAATATATTTCTTGATTAGTTTTACCAACATAATCTTTTTTAACTTCACTTTCTTGTTCTTTTGTGATTTTTGGCTCACCAGTTGAACAATTAAAACTTACGCCCATAAATGGAAAACAATTCATTGTTGTTCTGTTTTTAATATTTGTAATGCTCGATGTAAGATATTGTTAAGGTCTGAATCAAATAAAGTGTATGAGCCAATGGGTGTATGTGGATAAATATGAAGTTCAATTATAGTATTGAGTTCTTTCATTTTTTCATAAACTTCTTTATCAATATTAGCCAAAG